CAAACCGTGGTTTCTTGCCTTCGCCCAAATCATTAACTACCCAATCCGTACCGATATATTTCACAACGATATGTAGGCTTTTTGTTCGTGCCATATTTTTCTCCTTTGTTGTTGTTTGGTTTGATTATATCACGAACTTGCGGAAATGTCAAGCGGAATAAAGAAATCTTTCTTCAAAATCTTTTCTTCTTCCCCCACACCCCTATTATCATATCTATATAGAATATTTGTATTTATGATATTTATATTACTTAACATACTTACTTAACATCATATCATATCATATCATATCATATCATATCATAAAGAATTTATAAGAACCTTTTCTTTTATTTATTTTCTTTTAGAGATAATATATTATATCACATTTATGTTAAAATGTCAAGTGTTATTTTGTAAAAAATTTATGAATAATCTATGAATAAATTGTAAATAATTAAAAAAAGGTATTGACAAATGAACGAAAATATGGTATAATATACAAGAGTTGAGAGAAAGTAATTTTTCTAAAAGACATAAAAAACAAAAGGAGAAAGTTATTTTTATGGAAGATAATACTTATTGTGTTTATAAACATACTTGCAATGAAAGCAGTGGTTCAAGAATCTTGACAACTTATCCAAAATATGTTATAATGCGTTTAACTCAAGAAAGGAGGACAAAATATGATTTGGGCTGAAATGGTGTTTACAGATAATCTATCTGTCTATCAACAATTTGAAACTGAACCAGAAGATTTATCTGAATATATATATCAACAAATGCTTAGAGAAGTAGTTGATAGGTTTGAGCGAGAGAATGATAATAGATTTTAATAGGCGGTGATTAAACTGGCACTAAGCAGACAGTACCATGCATATTCTTGTGATACCAGCGCATTATACTGGCCTGAAGAAATGTATTTACACAAACGGTTGATTAAGCTATATGTGCTTCGAGCCAAGAAGAACATTCCAGATTGGAAGAAAAAATCAGTCAATCGACTGCTCAAGAAAGAAAAAGCGAAGTTGACTGAATTGCTTAACAAGAACTTGAGCAAGACTGAAGTTCGCCAACTCAACACAGAAGCATTAACAGACAAAAAAGTTATCAGCCTATTTGAAAGCACACTATCTCGTTCTTTAGGAATCAAGACGAATGATTTAACAGAAGATATTTTCATTCTTTCTGTGTTTTTCTTTCAGGTGTTTGAAGATGTTGTGAAAAAAGGTTTCGAGTATAAAGGCGAGAAGTATATGTTCCTGACGGCCTCGGCTGGACAAATACGAGTCAAAAAAGCCCAATGCATTAAAACCAGTGCTTATGAGCAAATTAAAAATAAGCTAAGTTGCGGGCTTACGGTTGAAGAAATTAATAGCCGTGGTGGTATTATCCCAAACAAATATCTTGCTTATAGTGCGTTGAATGGTTCTGCTACCGAGCCTTGGACAGAATTTGATATTAACAAGTCTATTGTTGTTGATGATTTTGAAACAGACGTTTTTGGCGAAGTGGATTTTATAGACATGACAGATTATTCCATCACGCGGAAAAATATGGGAGTGCCCATTCCTAACTCTGATGGATTTGGAATGACACTTTGTAAACCTACAAGAATGATACGAGGGCCATGGTTAAAGGGCTTAATGTGCTATTTTCCATTCGATGAGTTTATCAAGCAGAAATGCCCTAATGGTGAGTGTCGTGTAACCGACATCTATGGAAAAGAACATGATGTTATTGCTGAAGATATCCAACATATTTTAACCAAATCTCAATTCAAACTTTATAAATTTTATGATAGTTGGAAAGAATACCAAGAAAATTTTATAAAATATGGGTGCGAGATTGGTTATTGTAATGCCGAAGAAAATTACATACCTAAAGCAAGAATTAATTACCAAATGTTCCAATCCTTAGAAGATATCACGGACGATGAAATTTCTGCAATCATTAAGCCAACTCAACAAGACATTGACGCAATCGGCAATGATTTCCAAGCAACTATGCGGCTACTTGGTGCTTACTCAACCAAATCAGACAAAGACAGTTTTCAAAAAGCTCTTGAGATTTATCCAGAGTTGCTTCGAGACTCTTATAGTCGAGAAATTCTTAAACAAACAAAAAAGAGCTTGATTAAACAGGCTAAGTCTGGAAGGTTAAAAGTGAATGGGCGGTATCAGTTTCTTGTAAGTGACCCTTATGCTTTTTGTGAATGGTTGTTTCTTGATGAGCAAAATCCGAAAGGTTTGCTTGATAATGGAGAGGTTTATACTAAATTCATGAAAGATGGAGTGGAGGTGGCTTGTCTTAGAAGTCCCCATCTTTATCGAGAATGGCCTATCAGAACAAATAAGAAAAATACAGAAACAGAAAAATGGTTTGCTGATACTTCTTGTGTTTATATTTCTTCTCATGATTTAATAACAAAAATTGTTCAGGCAGATTTTGATGGTGATAAATTACTTGTGCTTCAAGATAAAAAAATTGTTGGCGTTGCAAAAAGAAATATGAAGAATATAGTTCCTTTGTATTATGAAATGCGCAAAGGAAAAGCGGAGCAAATACGCCCCGAAGTTTTATACGAAGGAATGGCGTTAAGTTTTTCTTCTGGTAATATTGGACCAAAGAGCAACTTAATTACTATTGTTCATAATAATGGCAAAGAGGATAGGCAAGAAGCGCTAAATGTCGTTAAGTGGCTTACTGCCGAAGTTAATTTTACGATTGATTTTGCAAAAACTCTATATATGCCGCAGCGTCCGAAGGAAGTTGATAAAATTATTAAGGCGCATACAAAAGGTGGGTTGCCTAATTTCTTCCAATACGCTAAAGATAAAGACCCACATCAATGCGAAGCCACCAACAACTCAACAATGAATCGCATTTCAGATGCATTCACTTTCACCCCTGTCAAATTCGCCAAGACAGTAAGCAAGTTTGAATATAAGCGGCTACTGAGCGATATGTCATTCGAGCCTACTGCAAAGAGTTATCAAGTTCTTGAACGATATGACTGGTGGAATACTCGTAAGGGAATGATATTCAATCAAGAAACAAATCAAGCCTTTAGTGATGCGTCCTATCCTATGCAAAAGATTAGAGAGAACATCTTGACTGAAACCGGCGAAGATATTTCATTCGTGACCAATAGTCTGGTTTATTTGCTTTATAAGCACCGAAAGAATAGCTTGAATAAATTACTCTGGTCTTGCTTTGGCGATGAAATTGTAAAAAATTTGCAGATTAATACGTTGAGTTTGGGAAAGATTTGCAAGGTGTGCGGTAAACGGTTTGAGCCGAACAAATTTGTTGGAGACAGACAACTTACTTGCTCTGAGGAATGCGCTCAAAAATTAGATGGTCAGAGAATAGCCGAGAAGCGTTCTGTCGGTTAGCTTTTTTGAAAAAACGTAGTGTTTGCAAGGCTTTGCGGCTATTCTCTAGTTAAAAAGTTAGAACTAATAAGGAAAAGGAGTCTAAAATGGCTTATTATCCCAAGAAGCCGAGAGTTACAGAACTTGAGGTTATAAAACAAATTGAAGATAGAACTGGTATCCCAGTAGAGGGAATTAAGAAAATAGTAAATGCTTATAGTGACATTGTGAAAGAGGCGCTACTATCTGGTGTTGAAGTGCCATTTGGTGAGATATGCTATTTTTCTTGGAAACAAATAAATGCTCGACCAGACGTGTGTACGTGGAATCCATACACTTGTTGTTATACAGAACCACATGATATACCCGGTTTTCGGAAAATGGTGGTTCGAGTAAATCAAAATTGGGGCCGAGAGTTTAAGGCTGTAACGCTTTTTAATCTTGGTGAGAAGAACCCGATGGAATATGAATACGAGGAAGAAAAGGAAGATAGTGATGGCGTATAACGGACATTTAAGCGATAAAGAGTTTTATGAGGCTATTTGTCGATGGGCTGATTCAACAAATACACAAACAGCTTCAAAATGGTGGAACGCCGCAATGGAAGTTATTATTAGAAATGTTTTTTTAACTGGTTCTTGTCGTGTACCCGGCCTTGGTGTTATTGTAACCAAGGAAGTTGAAGAAACATTTCAGAAGCAGATTGACCCGACTACAGGTCAGCAAGTCGTGTATCGCGTTCCAGCTAGAGTTTTGCCACAATTAATCGCAAGCGATGATTTTGTTGATGATATCAATATGGAAGGCGTAACAAAAGCTTATCGCAAGCGGTTGAAGAAAAATCAACTTAGTATTCGAGATTATGAGCGTGAAGTTCGTGCTCAGGCTATGAAAGTTGATAAGTTTGTACCACAAGCTCAAGTTGAAGAAGCACAAGAAAAATTTAAAGGGCTACTAAAGCAAAAAGTGGCTAAGAATAAAGCCAAGTTGTCAAAAAATAAAGATGAAGATGAATGAAAGGAACTAACGGTCTATGGCTAAGAATGGATTTGCGGCTATCGACCCTATGGATTTGCAACTGCTAATCGACAAGGCGAACGATGCCACAGATTTGTCTTGGCAGGAAATAGTTGATTCATTAGGGATAGATATTAGCAAAGATAATTTTAGAAAAGAGCTGTCTGGCGAGTTTGGTGCTTTTGCAATGATGGAGTATTTGCAAGAGAATAATCCGACCGAATCCAACGAAGAGTTCAGAAGAATCAAAGACGAGTTGTATAAAGAGCGTCAAAAGCTCTATGACCAACGCAGGGAATATAATAAGCTGTTGAGAGAAGAGGCTAGATTTGAGCATCTTACCGAAATTCTTTTAGAATCTCTTAATGATTTGCCTGAACTTCGGTTTGGTATGGCTGTTTCAAACGGCTCAATGATTAATGAAGCCGCTTTGCTGTTTAGTGATATTCACTACGGGTTAACAATTGACTCGCCGTTGAATTTTTATAATACACAAATTGCAAGAGAACGGATTGTTCAGCTTACAGAAAAAACAATCAATTACTGTCGTAACAACCAAGTTGGTAAGTTGCATCTATGTGTTCTTGGAGATTGCATTTCTGGTTTAATTCATCAATCCGTGCGTTGTGAACAAGAAGAAGACGTTGTGACACAACTTATGGAGTTTAGTGAAATTCTGTCACAGATGATTTGTAGGCTTAGAGAAGAAATTCCTGAGATTATTGCATATTCAACTTGGGGCAATCACAGCCGTATTATTTCAAGTAAAAAAGACAGCCTCAATCGAGAAAATCTTGAAAGGCTTGTTCCTTTCTATCTCAAGAATAGAGTCCCTAATGATGTGAGAATTATTGATAGTCATGGTACAGATTATATTGAAGCTACTATTGGTGGTTTTAAGACTGTGCTTGAACATGGCGATAAATCTTCTGCTACTGGTGCTTTGAATAACTGGGTGCGAGTCCTTGGCTATGTGCCACAACAGGTATTTATGGGACATACGCATGATTATAATGACAAAGACGATTGTGATGTGCAAGTTACTGTAAACGGCAGTGTGTGTGGAACTGACGAATACGCTTTAAGTTTGCGTAAGAATACAAAACCTTGTCAGGTATTAAAAATTTATAGTGAGGACGTTTGTACTTATAAAATTATATTTGACATTTGATTGAAAATATGATATAATATAATAAAGCAGGACAGGGAGTAGCTACCTTTCTAAATGCCACTACATTTAGATTACTGCTTATTATAAATAAATCTTTTAGTGGAAAGGTGATATTTAATGAGAGAAACAGAAGATTGGAAAAATCCAAATAGTAAGGTTATGCAATTTTGCAAGGCTGTTGGAGTTGAATTAACAAATTATTATAGAGATAAAACGAAATCTTATGCTGAATACAAAATTGATGGCTATTGTCAATGTGGAAGGAAAATTGAAAATATCTCTTACAACGCAATAAAAAACGCATTAAAAACGAAAGATAAAAAGTTTCATTGTAAATATTGTGAAGGTGAAATAGCTCGTAAACGATATCAATTGTCTTATGAAGCTGTTTGCAAAGAGATTGAAGAAAAAGGATGTAAATTATTAGATGACAATTATGTAAATTGCCAAACAAGAATGAACCTGTTGATGAGTTGTGGGCATGAGTACAAAACATCTTTGTTATCTTTTAGAAATGGACATGGTGTTTGTAAAAAATGTTCTGTTTTAGCTAATTCTGGTGAAAATACATATAACTGGAAAGGTGGCTATGATGAAGAACGGGAAAGAATACGTAAAACGTATGAGAATAAACAATTTGTTAAAGGCGTATTAAAAAGAGATGGCTATTGTTGCGCTATTTGTAAAAGCAAACATAATTTACAAGTTCATCATTTGGATGGTTTTAATTGGTGTACTGACAAAAGATTTGATATAAATAATGGTGTCTCTTTGTGTGAGGAACATCATATATTATTTCACAAGCAATACGGTTGTGGAAATAACACAAAAGAAGAATATTACGAATTTATATCTAACATAAAAAATTAAAAGACCAAATGTCTCAAATTTGAGGCAGAGCGTACCATATTGGATAGTAGGTATGTCCTTTGCGCTTGGGAGGAAAGATTTGGTTAAATAAAAATTCCGTAAGGAAGGAGGCTACACCTTGCTACAACCACTGGTTTATGAAACCGAAGTTTGAAAGGAGTGTGGTCTACAAATCTCGTTGCTGATGGCCTAAAGCCATATCGGACGTATAACTGAATATTGACGATAATGATTACCGGGCTTGATTGTGATAGCTCGGTAACTTTATTCTGAATAAAAGGAAAAGAGGGAAAGTCATGGCAATTAATAGGCTTACACAAAACCATTGTTGTTTGTGTGGTCGTGATAGAGACAAACAATATTTTGATATAAGCCCTATTACTGGCAACTTTTATCCTTATTGTAATACTTGTCTCAATACCAAATATAAACAATATATAACAATTACAGGCAGTGAAGAAGCGGCGTTATGGCTAACGTGTGCTTTAATTGAAACGCCTGTTTTTAAGGATAAAATAAAAGAAGCCAAAGAACTTACTACTCAAAAGAAAATTGGTTTGCTTAGGGCTTATTTTGAAGTTTTGAAAAATAGTGGAGAGAGTTTCCTTGGCTTTTTTACTAGTGATATTATGCTTGATGATATTGTTGATATTCGGCAAGCTAACGATGATGAAGACAATACGAATAGTGAAGAGATTCGACATGAACGAGAAGTTGTTTGGGGCAAATTCACTGATGCAGAATATGACTTATTAGAACAATTTTTTGCTATTTATACAGAAGATAAACCGAATATGGACGCTGGGCAAATGCTACGATATAGAGATTTGTGTAAAGCTGAATTACGAAAGCGCCAAATTGAAGAGGGTGAAGATAGCACAAACAAAGATAGTAAAGATGTTACCGATGAAATTCTCAAATTAATGAAATTGCTCAAAATTGATGATTTTCAAAATAATAATCAATCTGAAATTGAGAAGTTTATTGAGCGTAAAGCTTGGATAATTGAAAACATAAAACCCGCTGAATGTGAAGATTTAGAAAAGTATAAAGATTTTAGTGGATTTGGTAAGACTTGGGATAGCATTATGAGATGTGTTAAAAATCTTGTTGCTGGGACAAGAGAATACCCAGAAGTCCCCAAAGACGAGAGGTAAGGTGATATTCTGTGAGAAGTCAAATGGGTGGGTTGCGCCGAGCTTTTAAACAGAATCATCTAATTACAACAAAGGCAGTTTCAAGTAATAAAAAAACCGATACAGAAAAAGAAGAAAATACCATAGATTGGCTGACCTTGTTCCGTAGGAATTGGCACATCTATGTTGATATGATTCTTGGTATTAAGCTTCGCCCATTTCAGATGATAATGATTTATCTGATGGGCATTAGTGATTTTTTCTTTGCTATTTGCTCTCGTGGCTTATCCAAGTCATTTATTGCTGGTTTGGGTGCAATAGTCAAAATGAATCTTTACCCATATAGCGAAGTTGTTATTACTTCTTCAACAATACAGCAAGCGAATAAATTGGCCGATAAAAAGATAAGAGATGAACTTATCAAGAAACTATCACCATATTTGCTCTATATGTATGAAAAAGATTATTTAGTTATCACCAAGCCTGACGATGGCACTAAGATAGAAAATAAACTTAATGGTTCGACTCTTTATGTTCTTCCTTGTACAGAATCAAGCCGTGGCGAAAGAGCTACTTTGCTAATTTATGAAGAAGTCCGTCTTTTAAAAAAAGGAATTTTAACGGCTGTTTTTGAAAAGATGCCCCATCCTCGTCAAGCGAAATATATGGACAATCCAATTTATGGCGATAATAAAAGATGGATTGAAGAATGTCAAAGAATTTACATTACTTCTGCCCGTTTCAAATTTGAATGGTTTTGGAGAACTTTTAAGCAAACAGTAACCAATCATTATGTTGATAAACGTACAACAAGTAATATTTTTGCTGGTGATATTTTCATGGCAATTGAAAATCGCTTAAAGACATGGGCTGATTATCGTAAGGGTAAAGAAGATAGCGAGATTGACTTCCGTGCGGAAGATTTGAATGAAATGATTGGTGAAAATGAAGATGCTTTCTTTACGCTCAAATCATTTAAGGAAAACCAAGTGCTTGAGAAAGCATGGATTCCTCCAACCAATATTGATATCTACATGAACAAAGATTTGGGTAATCGGCCCAAAGAAGAGAACGAAATTCGTTTGCTTATTGCCGACTTTGCGTGGGCGAATACAACAAGCCGTGAAAAGAACGACAATACTGTATTTATGTATATGTCTTTGCATTGGAAGAAAAATCGTTTTGAGCGTCATGTTGAGTATATGGGTGGGCACCCTGCTTCTGACAGTTTGGGCGCAATGAATCGTGCCAGAGAGTTATTTTTTGATTTAGATTGCGATTATTTTATACCAGATTTACGTAGCGCTGGTGAAGTTCTGTTCAACAGTGCAACTATGCCTTGGGGTAATGAAGCTCGTGGGTCTAATTGGAATCCTCATGGATTTACAGTGGCAAATATTTTAGATTATCATGTCGTTCCTGATTCTAAACTTGATGACCTTCGAGCCAGAACGGTTGATAAAAACCCAATTGAATGTATGATACCTATTGTTGCAACCGATTCAAGGAATGATTTGATGTGGGTTGAGTTGAAGAAACAGCTTGAAATGAACAATATTAAGTTTCTTATTTCGACTCAAGACGCAGAAGCGTCACTTGAAGATTCTGGGGAATACTTTACCTTAACGAGCGAAGAAATTGCTGATAGGCTTTTGCCCTACGGTGTTGTAGATGCTATGATAATTGAAGCTATTAATTTGAAAACAGAAATAAAAAACGATAAGATAAAACTTGTAGAACCACGCTCTGGAACAAAGGATAAAATTGTGGTTTTAGCTTATGGTAACTTTATTGCAAGCAAGATAGAAAATCGTTGGAATCAACAGAATATGAACTCCGATGATGATGAAGATTTAGAAAATTTACAATTAGTCTGGTAAAATAAAAAAGAAAGGAGGGATTTGATGGCACGAAGAAAACAAATGCAACCTCAACCTCAAGCACAGCAATCTCAAGAACGAGAAGCCTTACTATCACAAGACCAAGTTAATACAGTCATGCAATTTTCGCAGGGACTCTGGGCAATCGAAAACGGTTATGGTTATTTTAGCCCTTGGCTTAGTAATCAGAATCTAATCAATCTAAATAATAACGCTCTTGCGCCTGATATGGACAAACTCAAGAAAGCTCTTGCTGATTACAAGAACTCTGCGCCCCAGATTAACAGCTATATGGAATTTATGCAGAAGTTTGACATGATGTTCGCAAGAACGATTGAGAGCTATGTTAATATGCTGTCTTTTGATTTGCAAGTAGTGTGTAGAAATGCTTTTACACAGACTGATTACGAATCACCCGCTTACGCAGAAGACAAGCGGAGAGTTTATTCTTTTCTTGATAACTTTGACTATATGGCTGAATTTAGACGTGTAGTTAGTCAAGTTATGAGAAAGGAAACTTTCTTCACTTGGTTTAGAAAAACGGGTAGACGTGGAGACGCAATGAAGTATACTCTGCAAATCATGCCACAAGAGTATTGTATGCTGACAGGTTATTGGGAAAAGGGTCTTTTATACGATTTTAATATGGGATATTTCCTTCAACCGGGGGTAGATATTGACGGTTTTGACCCAGTATTCAAGGAATATTATCGTAACACATTTGGCAATAATCTAACTATCGACAATTATCGTCCAACAAACCCCCTAAACGATAGAGATGGTACTTATGCTTTCTGGACTCAAACCTCACCCGATGATGGCGCTTGGTGTTTTAAGAGAAGTTTAGATAACTTCAACAACACACCCTACCTCGCCCCTCTCATGAAAGATATGTTACGCAACATCGAAATTGGCGAACTTCAATATAATAAAGACTTTGCTTCTGCCTATGCAATTCTTGCTGGTGAAATTGGTATTTTTGATGATGCTAAGAGTGGCAAAGTCAAAGACCAAATGAAATTCAACCCCAAGACATTGGGAGAATTTATGGGTAAGGTTAAACAAGGTTTGCCAAAAGAATACACCTCTGTTGCTCTGCCACTTGAGAATATCAAGTCCTATCAATTTACCGATGGCAATAAAGATATGTATACTCAACAGCTTGCTTCTACTGCTGGCGTTGGTTCAAGCACAAGTCGTGTTATTTATAGCACTGATAGAATGTCTAATGCCGAGGTTGAAGCCGCAATTATCAATGATTATGAAACAATGAAACCACTATATAGTCAATTTAATAATTTTCTTGAATTTTATATTAATAAGATGACAAAAAAATATAAGTTCAAGTTTATCTTTGACGGGTGTTCATATCCGTTCTCTCGTCAAAAGAAGTTCGACAATCTAATGAAATTGGCTGATAAGGGTATAGGGCTGAATAGCTCTGCGTATGCGTCAGCATTTGGCATGAGGCCACAAGATTTTGACTATAGCTTGACAGAGGGTAAATATGGCGATTTGCAAAGCAAGTTGTCTATGTTGTTAAACGCCAACACTATGAAAGATGGTGGCACTGGCGGTAGGCCGAGAAGTGAAGGTACTATTGCTGACTCTACTGAATCTTCGAGAGAAGAAGATGGGCTTGAATAAATAAAATTAAGGAGAATTATCATGACTTTTGATGAAATTATGGAAGGCTACAAAACTGACAAGCTAACCGACAAACAAGCAAACGAAGAACTAAAGAAAATTGGTGTAACTGATTTTTATTTTGATTCTAGCAAGAAAAAGGAAGTTTGGTCTGAGGCTGAAATGGTTGAAGGTTTTAAGCCCGGTGAGCCAGCAAAGCCAGTACAGCGTAAAGTGAACATGGCTCGAAGAATGGATTTGGCTGGAAAGACTGATATCCAGAAAGTAAACGGCAGACATTTTGAAGTCTTTTATGATGAAGAAGGTTATGCTGTAAAAGCAATTAAGAAGTAATAAAACAGAAACAAGGTGAAATAAATGAACGTATCTAAAAATACGCAAGAAGCTCTAATGGAGTTTATCAAGCAGTGTTTTGTAGAGAATAGAAAACTGGATAGACTTGTATCTGTGCTTGGTGTAAAGTTTGCTTGTAATAATATGGCAAAGCTAATCCATTTACACATTGCTCACTATTTCCCCGGCCTGAGCGACAAAGTTGGCGAACTTTGCCTTGAGCGGTACAACATTCCTGTAGAATATGGTGAAACGCCTTCTGGTTATGAAGATTATACCACAGTCACAGAAATTATTCAAGTGCTTCAAGATAGAACAATTGAATTTCAGAATATGTTTATTGGCCTGTGCAAAGTTGCATTTGAAAATAATGACCTTCATGTGTTTGCCAATCTACAAAGCTTGCTAAAGGGATACAATTATATTGTCGAACAAGCGATTTTGCTCAATGATAAGATTCACGGCTATGGGGAAAGTAACGCTATAAGCATGGATGCTCACGTCACCGATTGGTTCTGGGTGATTCCAGAAGATATTCTAAATGGTAAAGCCATGGATGAGGATGATTAATATGATTCTGTTAGGAACCCCTAATGATTTGTCAAAGTATATTATGGTTGATGAAGACGAAGCTTTTGTACTTGAACAAAAGGGCTTTCATCCTCAATATATGGAGAATGGAGCTAAATTTTTTAAGCGTACAAACCAATTACTTAAAGTTATCAAAAAGCTTGGAATAACTGAGCTTTGAGATATATAGTTAATAATGAAAGGTGGTGAGAAATTGGAAAAACAAGTAAAATTCTCATTGGCGAACGTAAAAGAAATTGAAATGGATGAGTATCCAAGCGATGAATTTAGCGTTGTTGAACTGGATTTTCTTGGGTCTAATCCAAATTTCCATCAATTAGAGATAAGTGATGAGGTTCTTAAAAACTGTGTTGGAAGTATTCGTGGCAAGTGGATTGTTGCTGACATGACAGGTATTGTTGATTGCGGAACCCATTCTTCTAAAGAGCAAATTGTTGGTCAAATTATTAAAGACCAAGAAATTCGTTTTGAAGAAAAAGATGAATATTTAAGAGCAATAGCAACTGGTATTGTTTCTAAAATTTATGCGAAATCTTTTTGTAAATTATTTGAAGATGGTTCAAATCGCTCTGTATCTGTAGAAATGAAGTATTTGTCTAATGAAGATGATGAAAATATAGTAGATAGTTTTAATATTGTTGGTGTGACTGTGTTAGGCAAAATGATTCGTCCTTCCAGTCCTGGTTCTACTATAGACTTCGTTCGTTTTTCAGAAGAAGAAGCTATTAAATATATTAATGAAATGCAGAACGACAAGCTATCACAATTAAAAGAATTTGCAAAAGAGAGGAAACAATCTATGGCTGAAAAAACTTATAAGAAACTTGGTCTGGATGAACCTAAAAGAGAGGAGGAAGATAAGAAAATGTCTAAAGAAATTGAATTTGCCGCTGTTAATATTGGCGATCTTTGGGGCAGACTTTTTGATGTTTTACATAATAAATACCCTGATGGTGAATGGGGTTCTATTTATCGTATTGAAGGCATTTATGAAGAAGACAATAAAAAGTTTGCTGTTATTCGTCACAAGGATGAGGACGCAAAGTACCGTCTTGATTTCTCTTTAACAGAAGAAGGGATAGATGTAGCAGACGAGATTATTAAGATTGAAATTGAATTTATTGAAACTGATGAAATTCGTAAGTTTGCTGAACCTGAAGATGCTAAGAAGTTTAAAGAGTTTGAGGAAACCAAGCCAGAATCTGATGAAGAGGACAAAAAGGACGAAGACGATGACGAAGAAGTAAAAAAAATGTCTGAAGATGAGATGAAAGCTGAACTTGCCCGTCTACGGTCTGAAATCGAATCTCGTGATAATATTATCATGGAAAAAGACACTGAACTTGGAGAACTACGCAAGTTTAGACAGTCTGTTGAAGACAAGGAAAAAGCTTTTACTGTTGAGTCTGTTATGAGTTCTATTGCAAAATTTGTTGATAAGGAAACTGCTGACAAATATCGCACCGAAGGTATGGAATGCAATTTTGCTGAGATTGATGCTTGGTCTAATAAGGTTAAGGCTTCTGTTGTTGATAAAGTTGTTAAGATTCCCACCACCAATCAAAATTTCACTCGTATGAGTGCACCTGTTGAAAATACTAAAAAGACTGGCTCTGTTTGGGAGCGTCTGTAAATAAACAAAATAAATTTTTAAATTAAAAGGAGATTATATTTTATGCCTACTAATACTCATGGTTATGTGTCCCTAACTCATGCTTGTGCATGGGATGTTGATGCTTATAACTGCGCTGGCGTTGCCACTTTCGACCTCGACAATGGTGTTCTAGTTTCTCTTGGTGATATTGCACAATCTGCTACTGGGAACAATATCACTGGTTATCAATTTAATGTGGCACCTCCTGATGCCGCAAGCGCTACTGGTCTATGGATTGTTTCTACTCCTGAAGTTGGCTCTACTCTTGATATGCAACTTTACTCTGACCCTCGCTATTTCTACAATCCTGCTGGTCAACCCTTGTCTCTAAAGTATCTACAGGCTGGGGTAGACTGTATTGAGGTCGATATTAATTGCTTTGCTGGTAGCACTTTCCCCACAGCTACTAATCCTTATGTCCCCGGAGGCCCCGCCGGCAAGCTTGGCACACCCGCTTCTTCTGCCCCCGCTTCCGGCACTTATTTTACTTTTGTTGGCAACCACACTGTTGATGTTGGCCAAACTCTTGTAAATACTGTTGTTCTTCGTTGCGCTCGCAACTAAATCTACTAATATAAGTAGAGAGTTAAAATAAATAATTATTAAATAAAGGAGATTATAATATGCCTAATCTATCTAATGAAATTGTCCAGTTCGCCGCTGGCGACACTACCTTCTTCGAGGCATTTCAGGACTACTACTTTCATTATAACAAGGTAAATCAGAAGCGTGACCTTGGTGGTTATGATGCTTCTGTTTCTCTAAGCGAGAAATCTGAAAAGGTTCACAACGCCTTCTTTGCTGAGGTTGAGAAGCGCTCTGGTGTTTCTCGCTCTGGTAACGAAAACTCTTGGGCCGCTCATCCTAACGTGTGCTGGGCGTCTTTTGCGGTCATTGACGCTGTAATCAACTCCATCCTCCCCCAGACCATTAACCCCACTATGGGCCTTTACACCGACCTTCGCTTTGTTGGTTATGGTGACATTGTGAAGTTCCGTATTAAGCCTCGTTCTCTATATACCGTGTCTCTGGGTAACTATCGCCCTGCTTGTTGAGTAATCAGCAAGTATCTCACGCTAACTGCTTTGAATCCCTAAAGCTCTTATCACTACAACGCAAGGATGAAATACGCCTAATCGTGAATGTTGCGAAAGCATAAAAAAGTATAAGAGATAGTCATAAGGTTAAATCCTAAGTGACTTTATAATGGGTGTTTAGCATCCACTCTCCAAATAGGAGAAGGTTCAACGATTATCCCCTGAAGGGGGAGTAGCCTATAAGCTAATGATAGGCGAAAAATGTGACTCTTATATATTTAAAACTTGACTTGACAAAATATGCAAAATATGGTATAATATAAAGAAAGGAGGGGAAATATGCTGGTTGAAGGGCAAATGATTGAAGTTTGTTGGCATCCGCAAACAAGGGAGTACTATATTTCAAAAGGATATTCTTATACTAAAATGAGAGATAGATTTTTAGTGAAAGCTGAAGATTTATCTTCTGGTTCGCATAAAAAAGTATTGGTAATTTGTGATTATTGCGGTAGACTTTTCCAAAAGGGGTATACCAACTATTTGAATGAAAAGGGTAATGATAAAGATTGTTGTAAAAATTGTCATTTAGAAAAAGCAAAAGAAACCAACCTAATCAAATTTGGTGTAAAAAACCCGTTTCAATCAGAAGAGATTAAAGAAAAAATCAAAACTACTTGTTTAGAAGTTTATGGAGCTGAAAGCGCCAGCCAATCTTCTGTAGTAAAAGAAAAAATTGCGAAAACCAATATAGAAAAATACGGAAATACTTGTACTCTATTAAATCCAACAATAAAGGAAAAAGCACAAAAAGCTTGTGAAATTACCACTGGATTTAAGAATCCCTTCTTTTCAAAAAAAGTACAAGAAAAAATAAAAGAAACAAACACTCAAAAATATGGAGAAGGAAATATTGCTCACACACCAGAAATTTCTAAAAGGATTAGACAAACAAACTTAAAAAAATATGGCGTTCTTTATTCTACCCAAGCTCCAGAAGTGATAGCAAAAATGAGAGAATCTTTATATAAAAATGGGAACGTACCTTCTTCTAAAGCCGAGAAAGCGGTGTGTGCTATGCTCCATGAAATTTATGGCAAAGAAAATTGCTTTAATGGATATGCTTTAGATAGAATTAATATGGATTGTTTGGTTCTGGTAGATAACTGCAAAATTGATGTTGAGTATGATGGTTGGTATTGGCATAAAGACAGAGAAGAAAAAGACAGGCGGCGCAACTACTTTTTAATTAAAAGAGGTTATAAAGTATTGCGTATTCAAGCCAATAATGATTTGCCAACAAAAGAACAATTAAAAGATGCGATTGATTATTTGGTCAAGGATAATCATTCACTAAACTACATAAAATTAGATATATAAGATGAAGAAATAATCTGGACTTATGTGAAAGCATAAGATGTCTGCCCTTGGTTCTGGGTAAGACTGGATAGAGCTTGCGACTCTATTTGAACATTTCGTGCTCGTGGAGAAAGAACCACTTTCCGCCAGAAGAAATTCGATGGAGACCTCGTTGTTGCTCCCAAGGAGCACCTAATCACTACCTATGTTGATATGGCTCGTGTTCTCTCTGGTAAGGAAGACCTTGCTGAGTTCATCCGTCTTGTCGCTGTTTCTATTGAAACTGAAATGGGCAAGGATGCTGTAATGGCTATGACTACTGGCCTGAATGCCGCTACTTATCCTTCTGCCCTAAAGATTACTGGCGCTTTTGACGCTTCTAACCTCATTACTCTTGGTGAGACCGTACAGGCTTATAACTATGGTGTTCGTCCCATCATTGCTGGTACCGCGACTGCTCTTGCCAATGTTCTACCTGATAGCTCTATGGGTTATCGTATGAATGTTGAAGGCAATGGCGGTTCTGTTGACCTAATTAAAGATTTCTATGGTTTTGACCTACTACGTCTGCCTCAGTATGCTGCTGGCTCTAACCCTGCTGCTGGTCTGGCTCTAAGCCCCAACACTCTATATGTAATCAGTCCCGCTCTGGATAAGCTGGTTAAGGGTAGCGTCAGCAACACCCTCTCCAATAGCAATCAGTTCTATGAGAATGCTGACCTTACCCAGAACTTTACTATGCGCAAGGATTGGGACTTCGCATTCTGTTCAGCGGCCTATGGTGGTATCTATACCATCAACGGTTAATTTAATTAATTTATGGGGCGGGAGAAATCTCGCCCCAATTTGAAAATAAAAGGAAATAAAAAGGAGAATATATATGGCAAACACTAAGAAAACCACTGTACCTTCCGTTGAAACTATTGATTCAACACCAAAGGTAGATTCTAAAGCGGAAGCCCTTGAACAAGAACTTGCCGAACTTAAAGCTCAAATGGCTGTGATGGTTCAGATGATGGGGAACCAGCCTTCCACACCGCAACCTGTTAAAGCTAAAGAGCGTAACATTACATTCATTAATATGACTCAAGGCACGCTTGTTCTCAAAGGCTCTACTCTATGGACAATCGACGGGCAATTCACTAAGCGCACATTCCTTGAGCGTGAAGCCAGACTGATTGTCAACAATATGCCTCAGACCGTTCGTTCTGGCGCTGTGTACATCACTGACGCAGAGTTTGTTGAAGAAAATGAGCTGAGTGAAGCTTACGCCAACCTACTAACAAACGAAGAACTTGAAACTCTGCTGTTGAAAGATAGCTCTTTTGTCGTTAATGCCTATAAGAATGCGTCCAAAACACAAAAAGATATTATTATTGATATGGTTGTTGAAAAAAGATTAAACAGCCAAAGCATTGATGCAAACGTGTTGATGGAACTTGGCAAGCTTAGCGGGCGTGATTTGATTGGCGTTGAGCCAGACGACGAAAAAGAATAAAATAGAAAGGAGAGTGCTATATGGCGACCTCCTTTGATATAATTATTGACCAAGGCTTAATTGCGGTCGATGATTATCGTCTTGCAAAGCTTTATAACCAAAGTCAAGACAACTTTCAGATGTTTTGTGACGGCTTGTTGATTCGAGCTGTGCCAAATTTTACTTTGTGCAGACAAAGCATTAGCTATGACACTACTACGAGAGAGTTTGTTAGTGATTTTACTGATTTAGAAGTTAGCATTTTAGCTGACTACTGGGCTATTGAGTGGATGACAAGATATGTACAAAATTCGGCCCAGTTCCAAGCCAAATTACAAACAAGCGGTAGTTTTAGAAATTTCTCTGAGGCTCAAAATCTAAAAGAAAAAGCAAGTTATCTTGACGGTATGCGTGAAAAAGTTTCGCAAAAAGAGACAAATTATCAGCTTCAAGATATTGATTCATTGCTGTGAGGTGTATTTTATGCGTAAAAAGAATCCAGCAATAGATTCAATTTTTAAAATATTGTATATTTATGAAGATTGTATTGATGAATGTTTAGACGAGGCTGAATATAAAGCCTATTTAGATAGACTTTATGTTTTAACTGTAGGTTGGGGTAATAAAGAAATATATACGACTATAAAAGGCTTGTATATTCTTGGACTTAAAGCTTCACACAATACTGTAAAAACGGTAGTATTCCATTTGGTTGATTTAATCAAGAAAGGGGACGTTGCAGTTGGCTCTTAATTATTTTATGAACGCTTTGGACAATGGCATGACACCTAAGCCTAATGAATTGTATCACGGTCTGCAACAAGCCTTTATAACAGAACAATGGGATAATACTACAGCATTATATTGTTTGCTTGAGCAAGACATGAACGATGCTGGCGAGTTTCCCACATTTACGTTCCATGAAACTGAAGCATGGTTGAATTATGTAGTAGGCATGACTTCAACTGGCGTAAAAAATGGTGATGATTTTCGTCAACTTTTGTTTGAGAGTCTTGACCATCCTTGTGTACGTGGTAGGTATTATAAGTTTGAAAATAATTATTGGATAGGCGATTTTACCGACAAACATGCTTCTGTTGACAAAAATATGACTATTAGACGTTGCAACAACTATATGCGAATTGTTGACCCTGAGAATGGCTCAATTTATCAAATCCCCTGTGTTGTTGACTATGATATGTCTTCTCCATCAATGCAAGTCACGTCACATATTCTTACGCCAAATAACCATGCTACGATTATGGTTCAAGGCAACCCCGATACACTATGCTTGTTTCAAACCAACACGCGATATATTCTAGGCAGTAGGCCGTTTAAGCTGGCTGGCTATCAAAATGCTATGCAAGATGATTATACCAGCCCAATGCCTACTTTGCTTTATCTTGACCTTTATCTTGATGAAATTCACGCTAATGATGACCTTGATAAGCAAATTGCAGATAACGGCGTGTATGACTATGACATTTCTATTAACTCTGAAAACATGGAGCTTGCCGTTGGCTCTGGTGGCAGTCTTTCTGCCGATGTTACGCTTAACGGGCAAGAAGTTAATAGAACAGTTGAATGGTCAACGAGTAATAAAAGTGTAGTGACGATTGATGGGCTTGGCGCTTACCAAGTTGTAGGCGTGGTTGGGGCGAGTGCTACAATAACTGCTACACTTCAAGGAAATACTAATGTTTCTTCTACTATTCTTATTTCTGTCGTTGATGTGGCTGATATTCAGCCTACTATCATTCTTAACCCTGCTTTTAAACAAATTCGTGAGTATGAGACAATCAATTTGACACTATCTGCATTTTATAATGGTAACGATTACACACCTGCGCAATCTAGCCTAAGCCTGAGCGAAAATGAACAAACTATGAACAATGAGTATCTTTCTATCGTGAAAAATGGGAACGAGTATGAATTGAAGTGCCTAAAGCGCACGAATACTCCACAAATTCTTTATTATTCAGTTAGCAACAACGCTCCTGTTTTTGAGGCTTCTGGTTCTCAGGCTGTTCAATGCGTTAGTATGATGGGATAGGGGTGAAATGATGTTTAATTCACTTTCAAGATTGCCAACTATTCCATATAAAATTTTAACATATCTTGCTAATGCCGAAGACCAAACAGTTTTCAAATTGCTTGCTTATAATGACTACGATGCCCTTTCAAAGCCTGATTTAACCTTTGGTGAAAAGATGAAATTGGTGTGGAAGACTGGGCCACAAGAAAAGTACGGCGTTTTCTTCACACCTCTCGTTGAAGATGCTATTACTCAAAGCAAGTGTATTATGAAGCTATACAAATATTATATCCATGCTAATCAGCTCTATACAGGGACGGTTGTGTATGCGTTTGATTTTTTGTATGGTGGGAATATGTCTTTGGTTGAATATAATGGTGTTCCTGTATCTCGTGGAGATTTGTTTATCAATAAAATTCTTGAGATATTGAATGGCGCTGAGGTTGATGGAGTTGGCAAGTTAACATTCTTTGATGACTTGTCTCGTTATAGCGCCGCTAAGATTACAATTGGCAACTCTAAGACGTTTACTGGCGATTGTTTGTATCTGGCAGTAAATGTTGGTGATAGCGGGGTTGGTGAAGGCTGTGAAAATTGACCTCGACTATTTAGCCAAGGCGTATTTTTATTTTGACGAACCTGTTATATACTCTTTAACAAACGAAACCTCTATTTCAATTAAGCCTGTTTTTGTCAGGCAAAGCGAAATATTCTTATCTAGTATTGATATTATCAATATTGATAAAAACTCTTTTCCATCGGTTGAAATTATTCAAATGTCTTATTTACGTTTTCTTCGTGAGATTATAGCACAAGACGAAATATCACGGCAAAAATTTGTCAATATTTTAGTAATGTGCTTAGGCTTGAAAAAGCCGAGAATGTATATTGACGAAAACAATAAGGCTGAATTAATAGATGATGAATTAGGTATAAGAATCACTGGCAAACAATTCGAGGACATTAAACGCATTATTATGTATCAAAACATTATACACTATGATGATGAGTATGTCAACCCTGAGTTGAAAAAAGCTATGGCAGAAATGGACGAGATTAGAAACAAAGGAATTGAAGTCCCAAGCCTCGAACGTAAAATGGCTATTATTATGGCTCATAATGGTATGTCTAAAGCAGTAATGCAAGATATGACATACAGGAGCTTTAGTATGTTGTTCGATGAAGTTTGTGGCGAAGTTGAATACACGACAACCAGGCCCATTGCTCTTTATGGCGGTGAAGCTGATAAGGTTTGTTGGATTTTCAAAAAGAAGAAAAATAAATTTGATGGTTACATTGTTGACCAAGATGCTTATGCAAATAGCATGGGCGCAAATCAGGGTGCAATTAAGTCGATTGTGGGTAATTCTACAGAAGGCTTAGAAGCCCAATTTAATTCGATAAATAAATAAGGAGGAAATTTTATGCAAAAGTTTCTTGCGGGTAACGACAAACGCCCCCTATACTAAGTAATTAGTTTATGGTTCTGTGTTAAATGCTTTGAACCCCTAAAGCCCTTATGCCCAAACAGTAGCTTGAAAAGGCAAGCTGAGTGGAGCGAAAGCAGAAAAAAGTTAAGGGATGACATAAGGTTAAATCCTAAGTGTTGTACAAAAATGGGTGTTTAGCAGAGAAAGCCCTACGTACATATTGACTTTTCTTGTGAAGTATGGTATAATATGTATACGGGACACTCCCAACGACTATCTCATAAGGTGAGAGTAAAGCCCGAAGCTAATGCGGGAAGAAAAATACAGCACCCTTCAAGGGTGAACATATAGTCTATTCTCATGTGAAAGCATGAGAGGTCTGCTGAAAAACAGTAAGACTGTCTTAATGTTGCGAATTAGGGCGAATACAATTATTTATGTCAAAAAGTAGGTGTGTGAATGTTAAAAGAAAATCAGTTTGTTTTAACTACTTGGAATCCTTCTACTCAAAAGTATTATCAATCAAAGGGGTATACATATACTCATAGAGGCGAAGAATTTTCTGTCAGGATTGAAGACTTGCTGCAAGGTTCTCATGAAAGGGTTACTGTTGTCTGTGATTTTTGTGGCGAAGAGTACACGAAAATTTACAAAGATTATTTTGCTCAACATAAAAACGGAGATTGTTGTGTTAAGTGCGAAGGTAAAAAATCTTTGTTGGCAACTGAATTAAAACATGGTAAAGGCTTTCGTGGTGAAAAACTAAAAGAGTTGGTAAAAGAAAAATATGGCGTTAGTAACATTGCAAAAGTTCCAGAAATTATGGATAAAATAAAAGAAACGAATACTCAAAAATATGGAGTGGAAAATGCTTTATTATTATCTTCTTCAAAAGAACTTGCAAAATTAAACGGGTGGAATGAAAAGGCCCGTGTAAAACGAGAAAATACCAATTTAGAAAAATATGGAAGTAAGTACGGATTATCTTCTGTGGATGTCCGCAAAAAGATATTTGCTTCTTATTATACCAACTCAACCCAAAAAACTTCAACACAACAAACAAAATTATACGAGTTGTTAAAAGAAATATACAATAACTGTGAATTAAACTATCCTTGTGGAAATTGCTCTCTTGATTGCTTTGTAGAGGTCAACGGTGTTAAAATTGACGTTGAATATGACGGAATGTTTTGGCATAAAGGCAAAGAAGTAAGAGACAGAAAAAGGGATGAGTTTATAAAATCACAAGGGTATAAAATTTTGAGGGTTAAGGGTTCGCACAACATTCCACAAAAAGAAGAAGTTGTAAGCTCCATTAACTTTCTTGTAACAACCACACATTCTTTCACACAAATCTTTACGACATAAATTTTAAGCGTAGGTCGTGCGCTACTTTTTAAAGGCAACAATCTAATCGGTGTTGCTAAAACTCTGACCGACTCAACATTCGATTTCTCTATCACTGGCGAAGAAATTCGTGGCGGTGCGGCAAATGCTCTATGGGGCAAGTATTTCCACGACTCTAACATGAATATTACCCTAACTGACGCTATGTTCAATCTTGAATATATTGCGGCCTCTCTAGGTGTTGATATTCAGTCTGGCGGTCTATCTGTTGATGAAGTATCTCTGGCGACTAGTGCAATTGGCGGCTCTGTCACCCTACCTCACACTCCCGTCGCATTTGACGGCACTCTAATCGGCTGGTATAAACTACCAACTGAAGAGAACTGGACTGTTGGTACGATTACTGGCGATACCATGATTATTCCAGGTTCTGCCGCAAATACTACTTATTGTGTGAAGTATTTCTATCAGAATGCTAACGCTCGTCAGATTATCATTAAGACTCAGTACGTGCCTTCTGAGCTACACGTTACTATTCTAAACGACCTGTGGGCTGGCGATATCGCCAACACCAGTTCTGATACCACCAAGATTGGTAAACTAATCACTGACGTACCCAGATTGCAAATGGACGGAAATCAGTCTCTATCCCTAACTTCTTCTGGTGCGGCTACTACTTCTCTATCTGGCTCTGCTCTGGCTGTTTCTTCTACTGATAGTTGCGAGGAAGACCCGTTCTATGGCACTATGACCGAAGAGCTGACTGGTGTTAATTGGCAAGATACCGTAGTTGCTATCGCTCCTGCTGATGGTGACATTGAGCTAGAAGCTGGTGGTACTCAAACTCTACAGATGTATGCTGTGTTTGGTGGCATGACTGCTTCTGCTCTCAAGCCCAATACTGTATTTTCCTTTACCGTTGACTCTGGCGACAGCTATGTTTCTGTTGACCAGACTGGTGAGGTTACTGCTATCGCCGCTGGCACTGCTTATGTCTCTGTGACTCTAACTGGTTATGCCAGTGTTCCTGCCGCAATGGTGAAAGTCACTGTTCAGTAAAACCCTATGGGGGAGTGACTTAAATGTTGCTCCCCTATTTTTTTCTAAGGAGAAAAACATGAATTGTAGATATAGAAAAGATAACGTATGTGGTTTGTCTGACGGTGTGTGTCCGTGGGTTTATTTTTGTCATAAAGTGCAGTCGTGGAAGTGTATAAAAAACGCCCCTGAAAAATGCCAAGTTGCGATTGAAGCCGAAGCCCCTATAGGACAATATCATGTACGAGAGGAACGTAAAGGTTATCTTTATGTAGATATTGATAATTGTACCTATAAAATTCAAAATCCGTTTGATTATGTGCCACTGTATGTAAAGGCATATAAAACAAAGACGGGCTGGAAAATCAAGAAAAAGTAAGGGGTTTTGTAAATGGACATGGGAGGTGTAATTGCCATCGCTTTATCTTCTTCTGTTTTCGTTGCTCTTATTAATCAATTGGGTAATTGGTTAAGTGAAAAACGAACACAGAAATATAAAAAAGAAGAGAAAACAAACACAATAGAAGAGCAAGTTAAAAGCACAAATAAAAAAATTGATGAAGTCCTTGATGTGGTTAACCCAATAGCTACACAATTGAATAGTGTTATTGATTGTACAATTATTCAATCTAATGACCATATTCGTTACTTAGCTTTACACCATATTGAGCGTGGCTGGGTTACTCCCGATGAGTTGCGAATTATTACTGAAATGCACAGAACCTATAAAGCCCTTGGCGGGAATGGGTTCTTAGATGATATTATGAATAGAGTTAAAGCCTTGCCGATTAAAGATTGAAATTAAAAGGAGAAAAGGAAATGAAGAAACTAAAGGTCAAAGAAGACGTTTATTTGGGAGAGTATGATGTGCATGTGCATCCTGTTCTTACTTATGCTGAAATCCAGTCTATTGTAGACGTTGTTAAAAAGTATGATACGTGGGCCGAAAGACAGTTAAATCTTAACATGCTTTTGCTTTTTTACACCACCGATATTGGTCAAGAAAAGATTGAAGAGTTAGATACAGATTTGCTATATCAGTCTGGTCTAATTGATGCTGTTAAGGCCGAGGTTGTAAATTATTGGAAGATTAACGAAGCTCTCCAATATACCGAATCTACTCAACGTGCATTGGCTCAAATCTTAAAGCAATTGCCTGAAATGATTGAGCCGCTAAAGAAAGTTGTTGAAAAGCATGGAGCTAAAAAATGAAGCGCAAGTAAGGCGATTTTTAATGCCAAAAATTCAAAATGCGGTTGAGTATGTTCTAAATCAAATTTATGAAATGAACAGATACGAAATAGACCGTGTTGTGTATGCGGCCTACAATCCTTCAGAATATGAGCGTACTTATCAATTTAGAGATGATGCTTGGTCATATGAAACTCCTAAAATATCTGGTATTCATGTGAAAGGTGAATTCAAATACGACCCTTCTGGAATGGAGTATGATTCAGGCCTTTCTCAACACGGTTCTCCAACAGGCGTTTCTCCGGGAGATGCAAGAGAATATTTAGCAGAGATTATTTATGAAGGAATATCTGGATATTTATTTGGTGAAGGACCTTGGATGAAAAAACGAGATGCCTGGAGTGCCGTTATTAAAGCCCTTCGGAAGAAAGAACTTAGGCTTTGGATGCAACGAGGTTTGGAAAATGAGGGTTTAATTGTAAAAGTTAATAAAACAAAAATGGGTTTGGAGAAGTGATATGGTAATAATGGGATTAGACGCTTCTACAACATCTACTGGCTATTCTATTTTCAAGGATGGAAAGTTGATTGGGTATGGTTGCATTAAGCCGAAAGGCGAAGATTGGCGAGAACGTGTTATGAGTGAATCAAACGTACTGCGTCAAGTTATTGATAAATATTGCCCAAATAGAATTTATATGGAAGACGTTCCAATGAAAAAAGGCAACGCTACATTGATGAAACTTGGCGCAGTACAAGGATGCGTATTGGGAATTGCGGCTTTGTATCAAATTGAAGTTGAATTTCTTTTGCCCGCTAATTGGCGTTCGCCACTTGGTTTGTTTGACGGAACAAGAGGGGGTACACATAGAGATGTACTTAAAGAAAAAGCCATACAGATGGCTAATAAAGAATTTGGATTAAAGCTATTTTGGGCTGGCGGTAAAAGTAAAAAGTCTGAGGATGATACTGCCGAAGCCATACTCGTAGCATACAGCCAAATCAAACGGAAAAGAATAGGAAAAAGTAAAAAGTGAATAGCCGAAATCACAACAATAAAGGAGTGTGAGATATGGCGGCAAGTAGCGCAAATTTTTCGATTAGTGCTGATGTTGTTCTTAACCTAAAGAACATACAAAAACAACTAGATAGCATGAAATTTAATATTGGCGGGAAAGAAGTAGCGGCAACTACTGGCGCAATGGGAAATCTTAGTAAAGCCACAACTAGCGCTGGTAATGCTATCAACGCAACACAACTATCTTTCCAAGCGGCCAATGCAATCTTTAGAAAATCCATAGATGTTATTTCTTCTATGGTTGACCAAGTTTATGAGCTTGATGGGTCAATAACGGAGTAAAATTTTGCTCCCTTTTATGGCAACATGAATGAAACAAATACGCATTGAATTGCTGGAAAACCCTAAAGACCAATATACCACAACATAGTCCGCAAGGTCAAGTGTGACGGTAACGAAAGTAGAAAAAAATATTGGTATGACATAAGGTTAAATCCTAAGTGCTTTAATAATGGGCAATCAGCAGCCAAGGGACTTTGTGAGTTCAAGGTTCAACGACTATCCCGAAGGGGAGTAGGACACAAGCGTTTGGTGTCCGAAGTGGTGCGCATCTTTTAAAGATGAAGATATAGTCTGGTTCTTTGATGAAAATCAAAGTCGTAAAAACGAGGACGGCGTAGCGAACCGAAAATTGATGAAAAATTTTATAAGGAAGGAGGCAGATAATATTTGCCAGAAAAGAATATTTGTATAGAGTATGATGGTGAGCAACATTTTAAACCCTGCACATTTGGTGACATATCTTTAGAAGTAGCAATTACAAAATTACAATCTTGTAAAGAAAGAGATGCTATAAAAACGCAATATTGCAAAGATAATAATATTCGGTTGTTGCGTATTCCATATTTTAAATTTAATAAAATAAAAGAAATTCTTTCATCAATTCTAATCTGAACACAAACGTTAAGAAGGTAAGTGACCTCAGTGGCAATTCTCTTGATAACTACGTTTCAAAATTAACTCAAATGGGAACTACAGTCGCTCGTACCGGGAAACCATGGTGTCTGACCCGGAATGTACGGATAGTAAACGTGCATTAAGCTCCTCTCAAAATCCAGTAAAGCCTAAGAGCCTTGATAACTACAGCATAAGGATGAGATATGCCTAAGTGCGAATGTGCGAAAGTGTTAAAAATATCAAGGATGGCATATGGCTGAAAAGCCTAAGTGTTAGGTTATAAATATTATATAATATTTGTATCAAAATGGCGGTTTGGTTGCGAAGTCCTGAAGAGGGATGTGTCAACAGATTTTATCACGGGAGGCCCCTCTATGTCAATAGGGTGAACAAATAATCGGGCAGGATATGAAAGTATCTTGGAAAATATATTGACAAACAAAATTAATTGTGGTATAATACAGACATAAACCAAAAGAAAAGAGGATGAGTTTGTGGCACTGGTAACTGTTTTTGGTGTTCTTTTTGTGGGCGTTGGCCTAGGCGCTTCATATCCATATCCATTTATTGTTGGTGCTTGTTTATTAATCTATAGATATGTGGCTGGCGAAATTAGTGCATATAGAACGCCACAAGGAAAATGTCAAACCGACCTTGAAGCAAGAGTACAAAAAGAATATGAAGATGAGTTTGGAATTATTGAAAGCGAAGATAAATAATTGTCAATATATTAAATACTGTCAGAAATGGTTGAAGCCGCTTCTCTATTTAGAAAAAGCGGTTTTGGTGATGAAGATGCAGCAAATCTAGCGGTCGTAGCCGCACAATTCCAAAACGTAGCAGATACAGAAATTAGTGCCTCCGATGCGGCGGCAAGTATTGTTTCTCAATTGAGGGCTTTTGGCTACGGAGCCGAAGAAGCCACAATGATTATTGATGCCTACAACGAAACAGCTAACAAATTCAGTGTTGGAACAAACGATTTGTCCAATGCAATGGAAGTTGCGAGTGCTGGTATGGCAACTTATGGCAATGAATTCCAGCAAATCTTAGGCTAAATACTTGGTCTAATAAAACAACCTTAATTGACGGGGAACCCCTTAGAGCTTCATACACCAATCTATCATAGTGATGTAGATAGAGGTGCGTCTAATCAGCGCAGTATGGTAAAAGAGATGAAGATTGGGCAATCCGCAACCAACTGCCTTTAGAAACAAGGCAAAGGCTCAACGATTAGTAAGTCCATTGTCGTTAATGGCGTACTCACAAGTGTGAGGAAATAGGTTGGCTTGTAAAAAGCAAGATATAATCTAATCTTATATGAAAGTGTAAGGAGTTGCATAATTTGAAAAAACTAACAGAAGATTTTATAAAAGAGCAATTTATAAAAAAAGGATATAATCTTATTGGAGAATATAAAAATAGTCAAACCCCGTGTTTGATAGAAAAAGATGGATACAGGGCATATATACAATACAATAATTTTTATATGGGAAAAATGCCCTCTTTCTTTTCTTTGAATAATCCTTTTTTTAAAGAAAATATTGTGCGTTTTATTTCACAAAAAGATTCTTCTATTGAAGTATTAAATATTGAAATAATTATAAAATCCAAACGTAAAAGAATTTTAGTTATAATGAGATGCTCTTGTGGAGAAAAATTTTTTAGAGTTTGGGATGATGTTTATAGTAATAAATATCTAAGATGTAATAAGTGCGCAATAGTTTCAAGAGGAAGAAAGCATCGAAAAGATAAAGGAGAGGCATTAAAATTATTTGAGCAAAAAGGCTATAAAATTTTAAGCAAGACAAATGATTTTGTGAGAAATAAAATGGTAGAAGTGGAAAATAAAAAAGGATATCGTGGTTTTATTTCTTATAATCGTTTGCTGTCTGATAGAAATATATCTATTTTTGATATTAGAACAAATGAAAAAAATTATATTTATAATATCAATAACTACGCAAAGCAACAAGGAATCAAAACCATAGCTATTGGGTATTCAGATAATCAAAAATGGACTACGAGAGGAATAAAATTTATTTGCTCTTGTGGCAAAGAATATGAAACCTCTATAATTTCTTTTCAAAGCGGTAAAATTTTATGCGATGAGTGTTCAAAAAAATCGTCTCGATATGAAAGAGTAGTTCAAAAATTTCTTGAGGACAACTGTATAAAATACATATCGCAATTTAGAATAAACAGTTGCAGAGACATTTTACCATTGCCTTTTGATTTTTATGTTTGTGAATTAAATAAAATAATTGAGGTTGATGGAGAGGGACATTATTACCCTTGTCACTTTAATCAAATTAGCCACGAAGATGCTATAAAAGCATTTAAAATGACAAAAAAACACGACGCAATAAAAAATGAATATTGTAAAAAATACAATATTTCATTGTTAAGAGTTTCTTATAAAGATTTTATTGATGATATATATAAAGAAAAAATTATGCAATTCATAGAGAATTAACGACTCTCTATTAATACAATGTAGTTACTGCTGGTACAGAAATCATGGTAGGCCGTTCTGCACAAGTGGCCCGTGGCTTAAATACCATTGCAGCCAGAATTTCAACCAACACAGAATTGCTTGGAACCTACGGTATTCAAGTTCAAGATACAAATGGAAATCTCAAATCTACTTACGATGTTCTTAGAGAACTAAAGCCAACTTGGGATAATTTATCTGAGGCTGAAAGAGTTGCTTTAGGTAGTGCGTTGGCTGGTATTAACCAATATAAAGTCTTAGCATCAGTAATGCAAAACTTCCAAACAGCAGTTGACGCAACTGCTACGGCTTATGAATCTGCTGGTTCTGCGGCAGAAGAAAACGCCAAAGCGATGGAAAGCCTTGAATCAAGAACAAATGCTGTTTTAGGTCTTTTTCAACAACTAAGCACACAAGTTGTTGATAGTGAACTTGTTAAAGTATTGCTTGATGTCGCAAAAGTTGTTCTACAAATCGCTTCTACTCCAATCGGTTCTTTTGTTACTCAAGTGGGTTTACTTGGAACTTTACTTTGGGGTGCAACTGGTTTAATCAATGCAATGAAGATTATCCCCGGATTGCTTTCTAAGGCAGCAGCCAGTGCGGGAGGTCTTGGCCTTGCTATAAATGTTTCAGCCCCACAACTCTTTTTAATTGCAGCGGCTATTGCTGCTGTTGTTGCAATAGCGGGAAAACTAAAAACAGCATATGATGAAGCAAATCCCTCTCTTGAAGAAGCAAATGAACAGCTTAAAACAAATAAGGAACGACTTGCAGAAATCAATGCAATGCCGTGGACAGAGCGTAGTGAAGAAATCCTTAAAGAAAGAGACGCTTTAGAAGAACAGAACCGAGAACTTCAAGATAAAATAGATAAACTTAAAGAAATAGATAAACTTGAAGAAAATGGTATTGAACTTTCAACTGGTGATGTTTCTTATGGGCTTTCTGGCGATGCCGCCAGTAACTATTTAGCTTCAAAACAAACAGATAGTCGTGAAGAAATCGCTGTTCGTGTTGGTGGCATTGAGAACATTGACGAGCTTGACGGAAGGTTAAAAGAACTTGGTTTAAGCCTTGATACAGTGTATGAGAAAGCAACATATACTGGTGATGAGCTAGAATCAAAACTGATTAAAAATGTTGAAGAGCTTATTCCAAAGATTAAAGACGGTACTATTGCAACAGATGATTATGCACAGATTGTTTATAATGAAACTGTCCCTGCATTGCAGTCTTTGATTAAAAGTTACGAAGAGCAAGGCATAAACGTCAGTAATTTGCAATATGCTCTTGATGGTTTGACGGCTACAACTACCGTATATACTAATGGTGTGACCACCTCTAAGACAGCAGTAAATGCCTTGACTTCTGAATATCCTAATTTGCGAGGCGCTATTGTTGATACAAACGGCGTTCTTGGCGTTAACTTCACAAAACTAAACGATGTAACCCTTGCTGAAGGTCAAACAAAGCAAGAGATGTATGACCTTGTTGCACAGCAAACTATATTCAATAACTCTGAATTAGACGCTTCTCAAAAAATAGCGGAGTTGGCAAAGCTTGCGGCTGCGGCGGGGGTTGCTAGTGAACTTATTGCCAATACAACGGCGGGTGGTGACAGATATAACCAATCTTTGCGCCGATTGACAAACAAGGGGATGTCAATGGAAGAAGCAAAAGAAGCATATGCTTCTTCTATATGGAAAAAATGGGTTGACAGTTTAAACACTGGCACTCCAACCCCAACAGGTGGTGATGGCACAACTACAGGCACAACCACAAAAACCGACAAAGCCCTCGCCGCTTTTCAATCCGACCTCAAAGACCTTCAACATGAACGTGAATTAGCCGCCGCAAGGGGAGAATCTTTTGAAGAAGAATACCATTCTCGTTTACAAGGGTTAGTTGATGTTTATACAAGAGACGCGACAGCAAATATGCAAGCCTATGGCCTCGATTCTAAAACTATTGCTCAGAACATGTATCAACATATTGAGGAACTTGCCAAACATGCTTCTGAAGTAGAGACAAAACGGCTTGAAGCCCTAAAACAAGCGGCACAATCTGCTGTTGATTCTCTAACGGAACAACAGCAAGATTATGAGACGGCTTTTAGTTACGTAATAGACCAAATTGACAAAGAGATTGAAGCCCTAGAACGCCAAAAAGATGCTATTACTGAATCTTATCAAACGCAAATTGACGCATTAAATGAAGCTAATGAAGCTATTGAAGACCAAATTGCTCTTGAAGAGGCTTTAGAAGCTTTGCACAAAGCCCAAGCTACAAAAGTCATGGTTTACAAGGATGGGCGATACCAGTACATTCAAGATGTTGATGCAGTAAGTTCAGCAAAAGCTAATCTTGAAGAGCAACAACGAGCCGCTAAACTAAAGGAAGACACGCAAGCTTTAGAGGGTGATAGAGATGCACAGCTTCGAGCCATTGATGACATGATCTATGGTGTTGGTGGCACTGAATCTAATCCTCAAGGTGGCCTATATTCTTATAAACTGGCATGGCAAGATACAGTAGAAGGTTATGAAGATGAACAAGGTAAACTTTTAGCGGCGCAATTGTTTGGTATTGATACAGAACAGAAAAATTGGACACTAAGACTAAGTAATTTGTCAGAATTTGTAGCTCAATACGAAGCTTTAATGGCAAAGCTGAAAGATGCCCAAAATTATCTAACCGAATTGGAAGAAGAACCCGGCATTAACCCGGCTACAGGCGGGCCTTGGCACGAAGGGATTAATGAGGGCGTTAATGTATCTGGTGGGAATAGAGACACAGGGGCAGTTGGTTCTTTGGGTTTCGACCCGAATACCGACTATTCTGTTGCTATTAAGAACGCTTCTTCTGCGGCTGAAAAAGCGCAGTTAGAGGCTGAAAGACAGAATAAAATTGATGCTATTTATGGTGGTGTTGACCAAAAGAAACATGCTACTGGCACAATTAATGCTCCCGGTGGGTTGTCTTTAGTTGGCGAAAACGGGCCCGAATTGAGACTATTAAATCAGGGAGATGGCATCCTTCCTGCTGATATAACAAAGAATTTGTGGGCTTGGGGAACTATGAACCCGTCTACATTGTTGTCTAAAATTGCTGGTGGATATAATAAATCTGGTTCTGGGTTGATGCAAATTGATATCGGTAATATTTCTTTGCCAGGTGTTTCTAATGCAAATCAATTCGTTGAAGAGCTTAAAGGCTTTAGACGATATGCAATACAGTATGGGACAGGGGCATAATATATGCCCCTCCCTTTTTATTTAAGAGGTAAAAAATGAATGATATAAAAGATTTTACTGAAGGCGTGAAATATTTAGCGGAACAAGCCGCTGAAAAATTTCCCCGTGATATTACTCAAAAGGGTAGAATTATGGCTAATAGCGGTTTGTTTTATACTGTAATAATCAATGGAAAAACGTACACAAGTATTCCATCATTAAATGCTGTAAGTTTTTCAGTAAATGATATAGTATGGATTACAGCTCCGCAAGGAAACTTTGCCCAAATGTTTATTTTGGGAAAAACTTCTTAATTGAAATAAGAAAGGAGGGCGCATATATGTCATGTCAAAATATACCTATGTTTGACATTAGTATTATTCAGGGCGATGATTTTGAGGTTGTTTATCAATTTACGGATTGCGATGGCAATATTCTTGATGAATCAAATATTTCAAAAGTATATATGTCTTGTGATAAATTAGATTATCAAGCCACATTAACATGGAATACAAATTATCAAGGATGGACGCTTATTATTCCAAATGAAGCAACCACAAATTTTACCCAGTGCGTCACTACTTATGACTTAACCGTATATTTTTTGAATAGTAAGATTCAAACAGAAATATATGAAGCAAAAATGACTGTTTTGCTAAAAAGAAATAAGGTGATTACGAATGGGTAATGATTCCGTAATCAAAACAATTAAAGTAATTGTGCCAAATAAACCCCTTACTAATATAGTGCCGATAGAAAAAACAAAAACAAATATTGTTAATGCGGCAGTTGAAATTACGGGTGGTGGCACAAATGATTATTCGGCTTTAACTAATAAGCCAATGATTAATGGCAATATTCTACAAGGTGGCAACAATACTTCTGCTTCTTTAGATATTGTTGAAGATAAAAATTTTGTCTTTATTCAAAATACCCCATCCGCCTTATGGGCAATTCAACACAATCTAAACAAATATCCATCTGTAACAGTGAGTGATAGTGCTGATTCTGTTGTGGTTGGAGATATAGAATATATAGACGCTAATAAATTATTAATAACTTTTTCTGCGCCTTTCTCTGGGATGGCGTATCTTAACTAATAGGAGGAAAATATATGGGAAAGTATTTAGTCAATATTGACTTAAATAAAAATCAACTACAAAATGCGGTTTTGCAACCTCTTGCTACGGCCCCCTCCAATCCCGCTTTAGGACAGTTTTATTTTAATTCAACTGATGGTTTGATGCACCAATGGAATGGTACTACGTGGGTTGTTTATGGTGAAGGTGTAGATTGGAATACAATTTCTGGCAAACCCACAGACCTTGTTCAAGATGCAAATTATGTCCATACAGACAATAATTTTACTGAGGAAGATGTAAATAAGCTTAACGGTATTCAAACCGGGGCAGAAGTTAATGTTAATGCAGATTGGAACGCAACGGCAGGGGATGCTCAAATTTTAAACAAGCCTACTAAATTATCACAGTTTACTAATGATAGTGCGTTTATTACTACCAGTGTCAATAATTTGTCTAATTATTACTTAAAAACAGAGACTTATACGCAAGCAGAAGTTAATACACTAATTGGACAGGTTGCAACAATTTCTATTCAAGTTGTTGAATCTTTACCAACTACTGGTGAGGCTAATGTTATTTATCTTGTCCCTCATGCTGGAACAGAAACAAGCAATTATTACGATGAATATTTATGGATTAATAATGCTTGGGAAATGATTGGAACAACACAAGTTGACTTAACCAACTATGTGACAAAATCTGGGCTTGTTCAAACAACTGGTAATGCTACTGATAATGCAATGTCTCAAAACGCAACTTCTACTGCTCTTGCTCAAAAAGCCAATACGGCTGATTTGGCTGATGTTGCTACAAGTGGTTTATATAGTGATTTGACTGGTGCTCCAAAGCCCGTACAAATAGCTACTTCAACCATTCCAGTAGCAACGACAAGTACCACTGTAACTGTAGGCGGTAATATTATTGGCGTTATGGTGTTTGACAACGTTACAAAAAGTCAGGTTATTTGTGAAGTCGATTATACGAATGGAACAATATCTTCAAGGTCATCTGTTTATGTTTCTATCGCTTCTGCATATACAAACCTGTTGAATGTTGTTGTGCTTTATATTGCTAATTAAAGGCGGTGAGCTAAATGCTTAATTTAGGATATGTAGTTTATCCTCAAGATATACCAACTAAAAAATATGTTGACGGTTTAGCTTCTTTATATTGTACTTGTGATACAGCTCAGGCGACCGCTACAAAATCCGCCTTGTTAGCTGGCCCTTCTAAAAATATAGATTTAACGACTTTAACATCTTTTGTTGGTTTAAAAGTGTCTGTTAAATTTACATACACAAATTCAGCCAACAATCCTGTACTTGAGGTTGGTTATGGAGGTAGTGCTCCAATTATAAGTGCGGCAATTAAAACGCATGGAACCTTTGCTCCTTCAATTTATATGTGGGCAAGTAACGCTATTTGTAATTTTGTATATGATGGAACATATTGGCTGATGGAGAATCAACCGGCAGGGCCGGTTGTTTGGGGGATAACAAAATTATCTGAATCTTTAACAACAAATACTCCCGCTTTTGCGGCAAGTCAAACACTTGCTTATCAATTAAATCAAAAAATGCCAGTGCAAAGAAATATTACCCTATCTTCTACGGGGTGGAGCAATAATACTCAAATTGTGACTGTTACTGGTGTAACGACCACTAACACGATTTTTGTTTCTCCCGCACCAACTTCGCAAGATGATTATACTAAAGCCAAAATTATTTGTACAACACAATCAACAGATTCATTAACTTTTACTTGTTCTACGACACCTACAACAAATATTAGTGTGAATTGTGTTATAATGGGGGTACAATAATATGATTATAAATCAAGTGGCTTCTGGTGGCGGCGCTGAAATAATTGGTACAACCGCTGATTATTCTGCTATTGCTGATATCAGTGCTGGGGAATTTGTAGAATATGTAAGTGGTGGCGATAGCCAAATTACAGGAAATGATGCAATATATAAACAAGTTTCAAAAATAACTGATACAAAATATTTCGCCATTTATCAAAGTGGTGTTAATGTAATGGGTTGTATTATTACAATAGACGGTACAACAGTAACGCAGTCTACGGCTAAAACTCTTTTTAATTGTCAGTCAACCTCTAATGTCAATAAAAAAATGGTGTGTGTACCCAGTGACGGAGATAATAGTTCTAATGACTATAAGTATTTTATTGGCTATGCTTACGGAGATGATACTTTGTATGCGGCTTTGGGTTCGTTTGATTTAAGCTCTGATTCGGTGTATGAATCAAGCGTTGTTAAAGTTGATTCAACTTCTTATTCTGGTATGTATAGCAATGTTTCTTTTCTTTATTTTGACCCAACCGGTGGCAGTTACGGCATGGGAGAGAATAGGTTTTTAATGTGTTGTAAGGGTAGCGCTAATCGTATGTATGTATATGTTATTGGTGATGATTTCGGTTCCCCAGTAATAAGAGCCACTTACAATAGTGAAATTTCAGTGGGCAGTTATAGTCCTCTTCTTAATTATATTTCTGATAACAAAGTTTTTTGTGCCTATCCTGTTAGTTCCAACTCATTAAATGGGTGTATTTTTACTGTAAATTCTTCTGGTACAACTATTTCTTTATATTCTAACAAAACAATTAGTACTAGATCATATTCTGGTGGTGAATATAAAAGAAGTGTTGCTTTAGATTCAAATAGAGTTTTTGTATTAATATATAGTGGGTATGGGTTGATTTGTACTATAAACGGTACAACTTTAACTGTTGGTTCGGAAACATATATTCCAGATATTACTGATAATGGTTTTAATTTAAATATAACTTCTTATACGAATGGTGATGTTTATATTGCTTGTGCTGGGGGTCAATACAGTTCTCCTTATAGTGTATTAAGGGGTAAAAAAATACTCACTGTTGGAACAACAATTACCCCACAAGATACAGTTACTTTATTAAATCAAGACTATACTGGTCAAACAGTTTTTCCGTTTGTTATTAATAATTCTGTGATAGTTGTCCATAATAATACTTCAAGAAACCAAATGAATGTTTTCTTTGATATTAAAGGCGTAAAGCCATATCAATCTAATATTTTTGGCGTTGCTTTAACTTCTGGCACAACTGGCGAACAAGTTAGTGTGGTAACACCAACTACAACTTAATTTTTAATCTTAAAGAAAGGAGAGTGAATAAATGGCTTTAACAAAACCCATTTTAAATACAGTTCCAGCTTGGGATGTTAGTGATGGTTATACTTTTACATTTAGTATAAACGGTGGCGACCAAGTTGTTGGAAATACTCTCTATATTCGTAATAATACAACTAATGAAGTTGTTTTTACTCAAGCTGTTACTTCTTATATTTTTAGTAACACTGTGCCACCAAATACTTCTGGGCTTACAAACGGTACATATTATAACGCCTATATTACAACAACAAATGTGAATGGCGATATATCAGTTGCATCAAATATTGTACAGTTTTATTGTTACACAACACCAACTTTTGTTTTTACTAATGTTGCTTCTGGTGATATAATTGAAAATGTTCAATTCACACCAACAATCAGATACAATCAAGCCCAAGATGAATTGTTAAATAGTTATACAATCAATCTTCTAAATGCAGAACAGATTCAAATTGCGACAAGTGGGGTACAATATGTTGGTTCAACAACATCGCCTCCAACGACTATTTCTTATACTTTTACTGGGTTTGAAGACAACACATCTTATTATTTAGAAGCAACTGGATATACAATAAATGGTACACCGATATCAACAGAATTGATAAATTTTGCCACTTCATTCACTTTACCGTCTGCTTTTACAGTTTTTGAGTTGGAAAATAATTGTGATAAAGGTTATATTACAATTCAATCTAATGCAATGATTGTTGATGGCATTAGTAATCCAAACCCACCTGTTTATATTGAAAATGAAGAAGTTGATTTAACTGCTTCTGGGTCTTGGGTTGAATGGAATAGTAATTATGAAATAAATGGTAATTTTACAACAAAGGTTTGGTTTAGAAACGCAAATAAAAATTCAACGTTACTGATGTTTGAAAATCAGAATCAACAGTCTATTGTTTTAGGCTATTATGTTGATTCTAATGATGACACTAAAGTGTATGTTGATTTACTTGTGGATGGGAATTATTATATTTTCAGCCCCTCTATTACTGCTCCGCTTGCCGATGTCGTTTGTTGTGTACAAATACGCCGTATTGATAATATATATGATTTAATGTTTGAGGAGGTGGTCTAACATGATTGGTTTTTGTGGATATAGCTTTTGTGAAGACGGTAATGCAATTGACCCTTATCCAACTTCGATTGAAACTATTACTAATATTCAATTAGAGAATGCTATTTTTGATGATTTCTATATAACAAGAGATGTTACCACGCCATATAGTGCAACTGTGCCAACAGACTGGGATTTTTATACTGTTCTTTGGGCTAATTTTAATGGCAATTTAAGTGCTGGTAATATTGAGGCTTTATTGTCCCAAATAACATCTATTAGAATTAAGCGCCGTATAGTTGGTGAATTTGATAGGACTATAATTGATGAAATTCCTGTTAATGATGTTAGCGACCTCTCTTTTATTATAGAGGATTATTTGACGGCGAATGATGTGTTATATGAATATTCATGGGTTCCAACCCTAAACGGTGTTGAGGGTGTTCCTCTAACGGCCAATATTTTATCTCAATTCAATGGTATTTTTGTTTGTGATACAAACACTATTTACAAGTTTCTTTCGGCCTCTTATGGCGACTCTACCCAAGTTCAAAAAATTGCAACTTTTGAGCCATACGGTAGACAATATCCAGTTTATATTTCTAATGCTCTAACAAATTATCAAAAAGGCAGTATTTCTGGTAAGATTCTTGGTAACTTTGAGACAACTGGTGTTTTTGATAGGGTTGAAATGGTTCAAGAGAAAAACGCATTTTTACAATTTATCACCAATAAGCAAGCTAAAATTATTAAAGATTATAACGGTAATATTTGGCTTGTTATGATTGTAGATACGCCAACAGTATCTTATATCCCAAGTTGGGGCAATAATATGATGAGTGTGAATTTTAATTGGTCTGAAATTGGCAATGCTAATTCTACTCAAGATTTAATTGATAATGGATTAGTGGTTGGAGGGCAAACATGATAACACAAGACCAATATAATGTTTGTAAGCAAACAATTCGTAATCAATCAATAAAAATTGATTTGCTTAATTTTCAAATGCAAACAGTTGATGAATTAAGTGGAAATTGCATTTCTGGTTCTATCAATATTGATGCAAATGCTGATATACGCAGAACGTGTGATATTACTTTAGTTGTTCAAGATAGTTCGTTTGATATTCAGTCTGGTAGTAAAATCTGGCTTGATAAATATGCCAAAGTTAATTTAGGTATTGAAAGCACGAAAACTGGTGAAAATATTTGGTTTAATTATGGCGTATTTATGATTGATGCACCAAGTTGGAAATTTGACGCTGTAACTAATACCTTTTCTTTTCAAGGACTTGATTTAACTGCAAAATTAACTGGGCTGAGAAATGGCTATCTTGAGGGTATTCCAGCTCAAATTCCATCTGGTTCAAATGTGCGAGAAACGCTTATTTCAACAATTACTCAACTTGGGGGCTTTAATAATTATATTATAGAAGAATGTAGATTAGCTGATGGAACGATTCAACCAACGCCGTATGATATTACTATTGACCAAGGTGGAACGGTATGGGATATTATTGTGGCATTAAGAGATATTTTATCTAATTATGAGGCCTTCTTTAATGAAAATGGAATTTTTGTTTACCAGCCAATTCCAACAGGCGAAAATGAAGCTCCGATTGCGGATGATGATATTATTACTCAAAATTTAATTTCCGAAGATATTAACACAGATTTTAGTAGTGTTAAAAATGTTATTGAAGTTTATGGACACTCTAAAGAACCAGCCCATTATTCTTCTTCAACAACTGTTAGCAATAATGTTTATCAATTATCTATTGCAGAAGTTACGGCTTATGAAGATAGTGTTCTGTACGGATTTACTGCTCCAAGTATTATTTCTTCTCCAAGCTTAAAAATTGGTAATTTGTCCTCTTTACCAATTGTTTTATCTAATGGGTCTGCTGCTATTATTCCTGAAGCGGATGCTTATTATATTGTACAATATCAAGAAGTGAGTAACAATTTCTTATTTTTAGGACATCAACAATCTATTGGTTATGCAGAAGATGTAAATGACGAAAGCCCGTTTTATGTAAATGGTTCAGTGGGCAAAATCCGTGCTGTATTTTTTGGTGGAGAATATGATAACATTTTAAGTGATGAGTTGGCTGTTGAACGAGCAAATTATGAATTATGGTTGCATACTCGTTTACAAGATTCTGTTACTTTAAGTTGTGTGCCTATTCATTTTTTGGATGTAAACCAACTTATTAGTCATGGGATTAAAAACAATCAAACACAATTGCCCTATATTATTAAATCTATTAGTGTCGATTTATCTGAATCTGGTACTCAATCTATCAATACTATACGTTACTACCCACTTTACCCAGCTATTTAAAGGAGATGATTAAATGGCGACTTCTTTTCCGGGGTCAATCCAAAGTTTTACGCAAATGCTTAATATCTTGGCTACTGACGGCACACTAATTGCTCAATATCAAGCGGCTCGTAATGCAGGAAATATTACATTGGCTAATCAAATTTTAGCCCAAATTCCAAGCGGTAATCAAAAATTGTTGACCGCAGATAAAGTCAATGATCTTAACGATACTTGCGTTGCTCTTGAACAATACTATCTTGAACGGTACAGCCCAGCTTATATCGTTTCTGCTACTCAACCGGCGTTACAGAACGCTGCTGATTTTTGGTTTGAGGTGACTACACCATGAGAGTGCAAGATATTCATTTAACAGATGAAAATTTATGGGAACAATTTTATACTTTATGGAATAGCCAAGATTATACCTCTGCTATAAACTTATTGGAGACTTCGCAATTAGATACAAAAGTGTTTTTGAATACTGTTATCAATGATATTCAAAATCAACTAATTGTTTTGCAAAACAACTCCGACCCAACTTTCAAGAATAATATAATTCAAACATCTGCAACTCCACCTGTGTTATCTACTGGTGAAGTTTATTTTCAAACATGAGGTGATTAAATGGCAACAGATATGAATATCACAATTAAACAGTTTAACGGAACTGATTATGATACACTTTATCCAAATATTTCAAGTAATAGCCTTCCTGCTCAGCTTGAGTTGCAAGGAAATCCAACTACTCCTTTGGGGGCGGCCACTAAAGAATATGTAGATTCAAAAGAGCAAATTGGTGATATTAAAATGACTGTAAATACGCTTGGGTCTGGTTATCTTCCTTGTAATGGAACTGAAGTATCAAGCGCCACATATCCAGATTTATATAACGCTTTACCTCCTGTTTTACAAAGCCAGACTGGCGGTAATTTAACAGGAGCTTATTATAACAGTGTTGTTAGAGAATATGATGAAACAGTTTATTTGCTAAACGGTGTCCAAAACGCTACATCTTTAAGTTTGTATACTCAATCTGGGATTGGGCCTAATTGGACATTGTTTACTAATATTAGTGTCCCAAATACAGGTTCAAGTTATACCTTAAATTTTCTTCAAGAGAATGGAAAATTCTTTATTTTACTAAGCGGTGGCTATATTTTAAGTTCCGATGATGGGACTAACTGGTCTACTGTTTATACTAACACAAACGGTATTTTAACAAAAGGCTTTGCTTATGGAAATGGTTATTATGTGGCTTTATGTAATAATGGTGCGGCTTATTCTACTGATGGAGAAACTTGGGTTTTGAATAGTAATCTTACTACTTCGAGTAGTGGAAAGTTGACTTTTTATAACGGTTTCTTTTTAGCTGTTTATGCAACCACTTCTAATGACATTAGCACTAAAAAATTTACCCTTCCCACAAACAATCCTTCTGCTGTTACAATAGCTTCCCATATTTCAGGGGAAGGTGGAACTGCTTTTTATTTTGATTATAACGAATTTTTAGGTGTAGTTAATAATCAAATTTGTTTGGCATTTACGCAAGACCAAGCGCCAAGAATGCTTGTTTCTTCCGATGGCGCAAATTGGGTTTGGAACACACAATTAACCCAAGGTAATAAAGTTACAAAAATTTTGTATTTTAATAATTGGTATTATATTGTTCAATGCAGAAATTATAGCTCTAATTCAATTATTTGTTTATCGGCTGCTCCTAATCTTTCTACGAATGATGATACGTGGACAACAGTAGACGTACAAGATGTTTTTCCTAATTTTCTTTATTATATTCCAGAGCCTTTAATTCAAGGAACTACTATTTATATTTTTAGTAGATATTCTTCAAATGTAGGTGTTTATTGGGTTTGGAATATTGTAAAAAAAGTACCAAATATCACTTCTTTTGATACTTTAAAAGAAACTAATTATTATATCAAAGCTCTTAATACTTAATTGGTAAATTATCATGAAAAAAACATATACTACGTCTAAAAAAATTCTCTTTATTAGCTACACTCTTACAATTATTTTAACAATTATTACAGTAATTTGTACATTATTACAAATTGAATGTAATAATTTGGTAGTTGTGTGTGGAGCAAGCTGGACTGAATTATCAATTCACACGATTGTTTATTCTGGAAAAGCCAAACAAGAGAACAAACAAAAAATCGCATATAGTATGTTTAAGGAAATGGCTGAGAAGTATCCACCTGAAATTGTTGCTCAGGTGTTTGATACAGTAACAAGAGATTAAGAATAGAAAAGGAGATTCATTATGGAAATTCAGAATATTATTGAAATTATTGTCAGTGTACTCAGTGGGCTTGCAGTTTGCATTCCTCTTGTCTTTAAGCTTGTTCAATTTGTTCAAGCTAACGCCAAAGAAAAGAACTGGTCAAATATTCTAAAATTAGTTGTTAGTTATATGTCTCAGGCCGAAAGCCTATACACAGAGGGTGTGGCTAAGAAGGCTTGGGTTATGGGTATGGTAGAGCAGTCTGCCGCTAATATCAACTATGACCTAACTGCCGAAAACAAACAGAAGATTAGCGAGATGATTGATGCTATGTGTGATATGGCTAAGGTCGTAAATACTCAAATTGAGATTGGGGTTGATGGCGAGTGAAAGCCATTATTGCTCTAAGTGAAATTAAGAAAATTGAATTATATATTGCAAAACGTCAAAAGACAGTAGTGCAAATTAAGGCTGAGACTGGTGCAGATTACATTATTAATGGTGGCTTATTTGATATGTCATATAAAGACAGGCCACTATTGTGGCTTCGAGCCAATGGAAAGACGTTATCAACTGATAAATACGGTTATTGGTGTTATGGCTGGAATGATAATGATATCAAGGTTATCCATAGTAACGAAATCACCAATTATCGCAACGCCATTTGTTGCACGACTATGATTAAAGATGGTTTTAAGACACGTATGATGTATGAATCAGCTCAAGGCTCTGTTAGAGGCCGTAGTGCAATTGGTTTAACAGACAATAGCTTGGTTTTGTATTGTAGTAAAGATGGCACCTCTGAAGCCCGTTCACCTGAGAGTCTACAGAATTATATGTCCAGCTTAGGTTGTAAGAGCGCAATTATGCTAGATTCTGGTGGTAGTTGCTCTGGCGATTTTGATGGAATGAAAATCACAACATCTCGAAAATGCCATAATTATATCCTTGTTTATTTAAACAAAAAGCAACCAACTACAACAAACCAAACTCCACAAATAACCTGTCCTTACCGTGAGCCTACTACGTTAATTCGTTATAATTCTCGCGGTGAAGGTGCAAAATGGACACAATGGCAACTGAATCGTCATGGAGACAATCTGACCGTTGATGGCATTTTTGGTAAGATGAGTTTGCTGGCTTTGAAGCTGTTTCAAAAAGATAAAGGCTTGGTAGCTGATGGGTTAAGTGGGAGCGCAACTAGGGCGAAGCTAAAGGAGTAAATATGGCAAATGTACAAGACATTCTAAAGATTGCCGCAAGTCAAGTCGGCTATAAAGAAGGCCCTGGCAATAGCAACAAATACGGTAAAGAATATGGCTTGGATAAAGCGCCGTGGTGTGTAATTTTTGTGCATTGGTGCTTTGCTCAAGCCAACGCCTCACATCTATTCTATGACGGCAAAAAAGTCGCCAGTTGTACTAAGGTGCGTGAATGGGCTGAGAAAAACAAGTTGGTTGTTGAAGTTCCACAAGCTGGCGATTTGGTGATTTTTGACTGGAACAAGGATAAAGTAACCGACCATATTGGTATTATTGAAAAAGTCTCTGGTTCTACGCTATATACAATCGAGGGTAATACTGGTGACGGTAATGCGTCTGACGGTGATGGTGTGTATAGGCGTAAGCGTAGCACGGTTGATAAAATTTGTTATATTCGGCCTGAGTATGGCGAAACTGAAACAGGAGATAAATATGTATACACTAAGCCTGTTGTATATTTGCCTCAGCTATCTCGTGGAGACAATAATGAATACGTTGCTGTTTTACAAACGATGCTTAGTGCCAAAGGCTATGATTGCGGTGAAGTCGATGGAGATATGGGCAGTAAAACGGTTGTTGGACTCAAGGCTTTTCAGAAAGCCGAAAACCTACAACAGAATGGCAAAGTAGGCATTAATGTCTGGGCCAGAATTTTTAAGAAATAAAATTAAAAAGAAAAAA